CGACAATTATTTTAATCTAAGAACATCGGCGTGAATGTTCCTTGATTGGTTTCTATCTTGTCGTCAATCATATCATAATACACATGCATCATCCAGTTTGCTAGTATGAGGGCCGAATAGGAGTCCTTTCTCGCTTTATCAGCGCCTCTTTGTTTCCTTAAATTCAAAGGCAGGTCAAAGCTTTGTGTTCCTTGGGTAGATGTCGTAACCTGAACCATAGCACATTCCACTTTTATCAAATCCATCATATCTTTCTGATGTTCAACAAAATCAATCATTTTTGACGCTTGAGAAGATTCGTTATAGTTATTAATAAATTTAAGGTTCTTTATAGGAATATTTGTCTTCCTTTGGGTATTGTAATCGTCGTCCATAGCCGCACCAGCAAAGAATATTCTTTTATGATCAAAAGATGCCTGAAGTAACTCGTTTGCGTAGCGAATCCACTTAGAGCTTGGCTTTCTCAAGTAAACATAAGTTCTGTTGTCTTTATTATACTGTCTTTTTAAAGACCTCAAACCTTTATCGTACTCTTGATGATTATCTAAATCGGCGTCTATGAGGTTTAATTTTATTTTTTTATCTTTAAATATACTGCTCTCATTACATGAGTTTAAAAACTGAACACCACCATTATAGTCACCAACAACAGCAATAATATTAAAGTTTTCTAATACGTAAGCCATGTAGTTTATATGCGTCTTTAAGTTTGATCCTGAAAGAGCGTAACTATGAACAATAGTCCCTTTTTTTGTTTCTTTATTTATCTTAATGACAAGTATAGCGAAATCGTCAGAACTATCACTCTCAGACCAAGATGGGTCAAATCCAAGTATATACTCATCGGAAGGATGACCCTTAACCTCTACACATTGCCCCTCTCCATCTGGGATAGTACACGCCGCCATCTTACTAACCTTAAAATAACCAGAACTATCATCTGTAAATACAGCCATAAACTCTCGGTCGAACTGAGATTGGCTCATTGTAGCCTTTGCTTGATCAATGAGGTTTTGATCGTATAATTGAGGAGGAGCACAATCATAACTAAAGTGCATTATGGTTCTGTGAGCCTTGTCTTGCTCGTTTTCATTAAGAATCAATGATTCGTATTGAGTATACATCTTAAATAAATGCTCAAACCTATAAGACGCAGAAGACAAACCAATAATTTTGTTGTTCGGCCACTTATGACGATCTTCCTCTTTCATTTTTCCCTGTTTGATCATCTCTGTTTCCACATCATGAATCTCTTGTCTTTCTGTTGGGTTTTTAATAACAGATAGAAACGGCATGATAACCTCATTCAAAACTTTCTCTGGCATGAGCAATAGCTCATCAATAATCATTCTCTCAAAACGGAAACCTCGAAGCTTTTCTCCATCACCAAGAGGTAGAGCAGTAATCTTGCTTCGACCAAGTTCCATTACCCATTGATCATTAGCTTTTGATACCCTCGTAATACATTGAGAAAGAAATTCAGCTTTTGGACTTTGAGCTATCTCTTCCATCTTGGTAAATATCATTTTTGACTGTCGAAAAGACTTAGATATGATTCCAATGTGAACACCTTGGTTTAAAATAGCGTCTAATAGCGCAAAAACGGCCGTAGAGAAGCTTTTGGACATTCCACGACTCCATATCCCCAAAAAGTAATCAGTCTCCATCATGGCCTTTATGGACATATGCTGGAAGGGGAACAATTTTACTCCAGTAATAAACTCAGACGCAAAAGATGGATTTTGCCTCAAGAATTTATAAAGCAATAATTTTGCCTCCTCTTCTTCGAGGTATCCATCCATTTCCAGAATCTCTTTATTGATATCTGGGAACCTATTTCTAGATTCTTGTATTCCTGCTTCCCAACTCATTTTTCTTTTAAATATTTAGACCAAAAATAATTTACGTCCGTATTCCACAACTTCTTACCCATGACCAATATCTTAGGTATTATAAGTTCACTCATCTCTCTAGACCCAGCAAAAACAAATTGAGAGCAGTCCGAATACTCTTTTTGTAAGGATCTCACATTATGAAAGACATAATCAAGTTTGTATTTTTTATAACTCTTGTCATTGTTTTCTTTTATCTCCTCAAACGGAAACTCCATAACAATAAACAAATAACAACCAAGATCTCTACATCTCTCTAGCTCTTTACAAAACCTAGCGTAACCTACTGTTGTTGTTCCGCAGAAATCACCAAATGACTTCCTATCTACATATGTGTAATCGTAATCTTTAGCAGTAACACAGTAATCACCAACATCTAACTTATATGGTTCTGAATTTTTAAATGATAGCGGTTGTTGTTCTCTTGTGTCTATCAATATTCTTCTGTCTGAATAATTATTAAAAAACTCTTTTGGCAACCTCTCCCCCAATAATGGTTTAACATTAAACTCTTCACATGCATACGTGTAGCTGCCAAAATACTTTTTATAAATATCAATCGATGGCAAGCCAGCAGAGATAAGCTCCAACTCTGTTGGACCATACTCAAGGCCCTTCTCTGTGACTCTCTTTTTAAGCAGTTCTTTTATATATTTTTTGACTTCTTCTTTCTCACTCTTTTCTATCCACTCAGCAAGTTGATGAGGCTGAGAGAAATCTTTAGAAAAGTAGTCTTTGTGGTTCTTGAAAGGCAGAAGTTCGCCAGTAAGCTTGTTCTTTCTAGCGAAGTGCTTGACATAGTAATCCCCAAGAAACATTTTATGTTTCTTTATATGAGCATGAAGACTTCTCAGTGTTTCAAAGCTCTCGTCGCACTCTTTACATTTAAATGACATCGTCTTGACTTATACCTAATACCCTAGCCTTCCATTCAGCCATACCCTCAAGTCTTTCGGCCTCCTTCTTAGCTGTCATCTTTTGCATCTCCGCCATTCTCACCATGTTGTCGCGTTCTTCTTTCTCTTGAAATAATTGAACTATTGATAAAATAGAAGCATTGTCTTTCGACTTGTTTTGCATTCTAGTTGATCTATCGCCTTGTAGTTTTTTCGTTAGGTTTTCGATTCTGTTCTCACACTGATGATATTCAGAGCTTTTCGCTTTGATAATCTCAGCTAATCGCACGGACATCTCTGTTTGGTCGTCAGCAACGTCGAACATATCATTTAGTTTGTTCAAATGCTTACTCACAACCTCAAGGTTTATGATTTCCTTACATACATTGAGGTAAAGGTTGATTTCGTCAGCGGTAAGGTCTGGCTTATCCCAAGTTAATCGTATAAACTCTTGCTCAAATAAATCTCTATCGCTTTTGTCTAAGTAATTGTTCATTATCTTAAGAAAACGTGAGTTATTGAGATGTACGCCTAGTCTTTCGACACAAACTTGATATTGCCTGTTTAATTTTGACTCGTCAAAGCTATTACCAGTAGCATCATTAATCTTTTTGACTATCCTGCTGGTAGCTTTCGGGGCAATGTATGAATCCAACGCGCCGCTATCTTGACTAGGCATAAAATCAGGATTAACATCTTTAATAACAGATAATACAGCTCTTTGTTCGACACTTAATGCGTTTATCGTCTCTTTTGGAAATAATAATTTAGCTATAGCTAGTGAAGACAACCCATCCTTAGCTTGATCAAGTATAAATTCCTCTTGTTGTTCGGTGAACTTAATTTTTTCCTTCTTTTTTTTCACCGTAGTCTTGTAATTAAGACCTTTATCTATCATAAACTTGCGGACAGCTCTTCCCTCTTTGCTTCTGCCGTCTAGGGATTCATCTTCAAAAGCTTTTTGGGTCAATAAGTTTAAGTCTTGAATCTCTTTGAAATTCTCGGCTATAAATTTTTCTTGCTTTTCTGTTAATTTCATGTTTAATCTTCAATAACGATGTCATGCTCTTTAATTAGTTCGGCGGCCTTTTGCATAAACATCTTCTTTAAATTCTTTACTTGCCTGTATCCTGCTTTTCGTTTTTTTTCGTTTGTCTTATACCCCATCATCTTAGCTACATCCTCTTCTGTAGACTTTTCAAAAAACAACATATGATAAGCTTTATAATGTAGTTTAGTTAAATCTCTTTCCATATAATGATTTAGTTTGCTAATGCTAGAATCAAAACACATTACACTATCTGGATCATAACTCATTTCGTGCATGTGGTTCTCACTTGACACAGCTATTTTTAAATCAAATGCTGGCTTTTTAGTCTTTACCCACTTTGCATACTTCAAACACTCAGAATTCTGCAGATTACTTGGAGTGAATGAACAAGAATCCTCCCCCATGTTAAATTCACACGTAGCACAAGGTTTAATATAGTTGCCGTAGTGGTTTCTTACTAAATTTCTTATCTGATTAGTAACAATTATGTTAACCCACGGCTCTAGAGGGCGCTCTTGGTCCCACATATCCCACTTTTTGTATATATGAAGCTTAATTACTTGCTCCACATCCTCAAAATCAAACCAAGAGATGCAGTCTAGACGCCACCTACTCCTTTGTTTACGGATGGCGTTGTCTATTACGTCTATATAATCCTCGAATCTCTTTTTATCCTTTTCGGTCATCAATAAAGTCTTCTAATCTTCTAGAACCTCTATTTCTAACCCGTTTGGATTTTGGCTCTTTTCCTGCTAAAGAACCAAAGGTGAATATATTGTCGTCGTAATGCTCTACATCAACAGAGAGACCATCTAGCATAGGAACTTCATCTATTGATGTTTCGTCCTCTAATAAATCCTCAGTAATTAGTGTATTAGTAGCATTTGCAACCTTTTTGGCTATAGCTCCAGTACCAGAGCCACACTTAGAGCAAAAATTAGGTTTCGAATGAGCGTAAGTCATTTTCGTTCCGCAGTCTGTGCAATAAATATGGTTCATACACTTTATATATAAAAAAAATCAGGGTTTTTTCAAAAAAAACATCAGATAAGTTTGAAAGATTGGTTGTTTTTGCTTTTCGCAGCTTTAGCGTCTTTTCGTTTTGATCTGACACTAAGTATTACACTAATAGTAACTATAGATGTCGCGCTTTCTCCTCTTCATCTTTAATTTCGGCGTTTTTTTCGCTTCATTTATGGAGATAATCAACAATACAATCATTAAAAATAAATTAAAACTCAACAGCCCCAAAAAAACCTGAGGACTAGGCCCAAGCCCAACACAAACCACAAAAAGACCAATAAAACCGCAAATCATTTTAAATAAAACATCAAACATAACCACTAATATAAATCTTCTGGTGTTACAGACTCCTGGGGCCTGTTGCCTAAAATCTTAGCATGGATTTTTACAAAAGCCTCTTCCAAATTAAACCTATACGACTTACAATTCGGACAAATTGTTGTCTTTTTTATCACAATACTATCACACCCTTCGCACACCTTATACAAAAACGGGTTTTTAGCAATAAATTTTGATGTTTGTTTTCTATTCATTAAATAATACCTTCTCTGAGCGTTATGGAAGACTCTACAGTTCCTCCAGCCTTGTTTGAAAAAGATTGATTAACAACATATGCGCCACTTTTCATAGAAATACCCTCATCGAGAAAATATTTTGTACCATTAGCCAATGGGTCTGTTTCTATTCTAGTGCCGTTACCATTTTTTAATATTATAGCCAAGCCGCTTTGAATCTTCAGGCCATCATCAGACAGCATCTGTTTTAAGCCTGTTGCTTTGATAGATAATTGATTTTCAACATTCGTAACCAAAGACTCTCTTGGCTCAGGGCTACCTAAACAATAAACTTCTTTACGCCCATATGTTCTACTGAAAGTAATTTGAGATATAGAATCTGTGTTTGTTAATTCATCCCATACACCACTTAATTCACAAGTGTGACCATAAACAAATGATTCAGGGCTCATGTTGTAATTAGCAGAACCAGAAATTTGGAAAACAGGCAAACCTTTCAAATCTGATTTAACACCACTATTAGGCGGGTCAAAAGACTTAAAGCTAGCTCTACATCTAACAGGCCTAAAAGGCTTAATGTCAACGCTGAAGTTTTGCAGGTAACACTTATTGAAAACCTGATCCCCCGCATATATAGGAAAGTAATTCCTCCCAGTTGCGTTACCACTAACAATATCGTCCCTTAAAAACAAATAAGGATCACCAAAACCACTAACACCACTAAAACCATCTGCACCAGCACTCACCTCATTGTCGGTTATCAAAAACTCAACATTAATAGAGCAACTCAAAGCCTCGGTCTTTTTATATTGCTTATCTACGTCTACACCCCCTGCTTTTTTATTTAATTCAGACTGCATAGCAAAATCAGCAGAGAAATCAGTGGCGTGTAGCATTCTGCCCCCAACACCCTTGAAAAATCTGTTCTTGCCTTTGCCCTGCAACGAAACGTCGTTATAAAATATAGGATCTTCACTGCCAACATTATAGAGTTTACCACTTTCGTTAGCGAACCCTATTAAAACACCAAACTTATCATAAGTCATAACAATCTATACACTATTTTATTACGCAGTGCGCTTCAATAACCTTTTTAAGCAATTAGGTGAAATATCATACAGCCATAACCCGAAATTAATAAATTTTACCAACTCTTTTGGTATTTTATACCTCCTGAGTAGTTTTATGAAACTCTTCCTGTTGTGTTTCTTAGTATTAGGGTATTTGTAAGTCAAATAATCATGGAATTTACCACCACGGTCAATCAAAGCCATAGTTTCCTCGCCATGCTTCTTCAAAATCCACTTTCTGAAGAATTTGGGCAGCGTAGCTCCGTCGCTTTTGTCGTAATTTTCCCACTCAGCCATAATTGCGTAAGTTATTACACTATTTAACCTCTACTTAACCAAAACACTCCCACTAACACCTTTTTTTATAATAGATTTAGCCTTTTCAATATCATCCCCCGACAAATCGAACCACTCGCCACGAAAACGTTTGTGCTTAAAAAATCTGTGCAAATATTTTTCTGTTTGCATCATAAACAAAACCTCACGATGGAATATAAGTCTCACTTCTGGCTCTTGGCTTTGTAACGTCCTCTCTCTATATACTGGTTCGTCTTTTGTTCTTCCTATCTTTACCCGACCATTCCGATCGCTCTTCATTAAATAAACATTACCAACTTCTGTGTATTCAGTAAGTTCAAATCCTTCCTCAATTTCATCCAGCTTTTTTAAGGCTTCGTTGTAGTCCTTGGTTTGCAAGGCAATAGCCTTTGGACGGATTCCATCTTTTTGTGGTGCTTGCCAGTAGTAGAACCCTCGTTTTTTATATAAGCCTTTGATGCCCTTAAAATGTGGATATGTTTTTTTTCTTTTTCTTTCTTCTTTTTCCCCACCTATAACTCTAGCCCTCATTTTAGCTGGAGATCTCACCTCTGGATCTGCTGGTTCAGGAATTCTCCAACAGGTCCCTGCTTCTCTGTGTTTTTTTATTATAACCACACATTCCTTACAGTAACTAGCTAAGGCATCCTTTTTGTATAAATTCTTGGTAAAAGAACTAACCAAAAGTTCTTGATAGCACCTGAGACACCCTTTGGTATCTTTAAATTGATCGTAAGAATTATAAACGTGTTTATTTTGCTCCTTATCTTCTTCTCTTTTCTTTTTATTGTGAGCGCTCATGCAATCTTTACACCAAGCACTCTTGCCATATAAAGCATTTCCTTTGTGAAAATCATCAAGAATCTTAGACTCCTCACAAACAGAACATTGTTTTTTTATCTGGTCACACATAATCTTAAAGTAATCGCGGCATATTAATTATTATATTTTATTTTTCATTATTGTCAAGACTCAATGTTTTCGGGGCATAGAAGTTATTATATTTTCCTTTTTTTTAAAATGGCCAGCCGATTTTTTTTCACTCAACGATTCTGGTTTATATTTTTTGTATATTTTTTCTCATTAATGGGGGGAGGGGCACAGCCCCAATAACTTACATCAAATCGTTGTTGATAAACTGAGAAATGACTCCCCCCCGCGAAATCTAACATTTTCCTAACAGTTTTTTTGGCTTAAAGGGGTAGGGTGTCTGTTAGATGCAATTAAGGCTAAAAATCGCTCTAGTTTTCGTTTTTTTTTCTCGTTTAGCACTATTCTGTGGAACATTTTCCGTGGAACATTATAAGTCGTTGATACTCAACGATAAAAAACATGATAATAAATGAAGTTTCTGCTTCCATTTTTTCGCTCTGGTGGTATAATACAACCATGCAAGAGAGAAACACTACATCACTTTCACCAGTTCCTAATCCTAACGTCCAGCACATCCTCACTGAGATGGTCGCCAACGCTAACAAGAATCTTGAGCGTCAGCTTGAGCGTGAGCGTCAGTTCCAAGTCAAGCGTGAGCGTGAGATGGTCATGAAGGCTAAAAGAGATGCTGAAAATAAGTGTCGAAACATCTTGCAAGGTCACTAAAAATATCGTATAATATCACCAACGAAAGAAAAACACTATGAAAGCATACACTACGCAACCGCTCAATCCCTATTCTCTAACCATCAATAGCCTTGACGACTTCGGCTTCCGCACTTACCCAACTTACTCATCTACTCAAGTCACCATTGACGATGACAAGCAAGGATGGAATGCTCAAGTTTCCTTCAAGTCTGGTAATGTCGTGAACGTCAAATGCAAAGGATACCATGTCTTAATTGATGGCGAACGTCTCACTTATAGCGACATCAATCGCCAAGTAGTTGAATCCGCTGGTGAGCCTACTAGCTGGACTGACCTCCGTGAAAACTTTAAGCACTTAATCCCTGTTTACTCTCCTAACCACTAACACCTAACAGAATATAATTACTATGAACCAATTCACATTCAATCACTCCGACAGAGGAGCATATACCGCCCCAATCGAAGACATCCAAATTGACGGCGTAGACCATCGCGACTACCCCGACTACTGCGATGCTTACATCATGACAGCCAAGGTCGAAGGTCGCATGGCTACCGATGAAGAGCTAGACCAAATGAATGACGATGGTCAGTTCCGTTATGATACAGTCATGGAATACGTCAACTACTAACACCTAACAGCATGACAGAAGAACCTAAAAGCTGGGGCGGTGCTATGTGGCAAGCACACAATGATTCACGCACCAAGACATACCGTAAGAACTTCACGCCTAAGGCTAGAGTATATCACTATGCACTAGATCACGTTATCACTAAGCATGAGGATGATGTGTTAGACTTCGGATGTGGCAAGGATAACTACTGGTCTAACAGATTAAGCGCACAAGAGTATAGCATTGATGGCTATGATCTATCCGTGCCTAATGCCACCTCTAATGATACATACTCAGTGATCCTTGTGTCTAACGTGTTGAACGTCCAAGAGACAGGTGATCAGTTAGAGGATACACTAGCCA